CACCTAGGACACAGAAGGAATACGCTAGGTCACTGTCGGTTATCAGTGAGTTGATGGTGAGGGGTAAGCCCTTCGGTCACTACCTTATCTCTGATATCAATGTGTCATTATGCCGTGAGCTGTACAACGTGATGACTAAAGAGTTCTCTGTGTATTCATCCAATGCTATGTCCACCCTACTATCTATCGTACTGAACTATGGGGTGGGCTTAGAGTTGTTTCACTTCAACCCTATGTCCAAGGTTAAGAAGCTTAAGCATAAGCCTAGTACCACCATATGGACACGTGAAGAAGTTGAACAGTTCCTTACCGTAGGTTATCAGGAGTTTGAATCCCGTAACGTAACCCTGTTGGCACACATGTGCTATGAGTGGGCACAGCGCCCCAAGGACATACGGTTACTTACATGGGATGCATTTGATTGGGATGCACAGACAGTTACTATCACACAGACTAAGCGTGGTGCTACTGTCTACCTACCACTGGAAGAACCTTTGATGTCGTTACTACGTGAACAGTACAACGACTGGAACTTCCAACCGTATGTCGTACCCCACACAGTACCCAGTGGCACAGTGTACAAGCCTATGTCACAGTCACAGATGGGTGATGCCTACCACAAGGTAAGGGAGAAAGCTGACCTAGACATACAGCTTAAGATAGGTGCCATGAGAGCTACTGCTATCACCGAGATGGTTGAGGCAGGGGTGGACGTGACAGGTATCAAGCAGGTCAGTGGTCACAAGACATTACAAAGCCTCAACCCCTACGTTAAGAACACTAAGCGTGGGGCAGCGAGAGCACTATCACAAAGGAGAGATTCATGACTGACTACAACACAACACGAGACGCAGCAGGTACTGTAACAGCCCGCTATGAGCGTATGCTACGCAGTCTATCAGATGACTACCAAGACGAGATGGTTGTAGTTTCCCTTATGAACCACTACCAACTTTGCTCTGATCCTGACGACACGGTCCTTGTAGCGATTGAGAGAGTTCTTGAGGACTACATGAACCAAGCAGACTTCAACGCTTGGATGCTAACAAGGAAAGGGATAGCAAATGAGTGACTACACACCGGCTAACTGGGTTATCCTTAGAATTGCTGGGGACGACCCACACTACCGTGTACTTGGAGGTTGGTCAGGTAGTTACCTAACAGGTGACTCTTGGCGCCTCAACAGCGGTATAGTTAAGTCAGAGTTTGACGGAGACTATTGGAGGTTCTGGGGGGCTAGTGGCAGTTGCTATAAGTGCTATGCAGATAACTACGGTCTCAAAATGAACAATGCCCCTGCTTACAACCAGATGAAAGAACTACACGGTGACAAAGTAACACTGCTTGAAGACCAAGAGTGGGCGCAGGAAGATTGGGATTGGATTATTAAAGGAACCACAACTATGACTATGACTAACCATTCACCTTACGGCATGAACACTGACGGCTCAACAGCCTTGTACTGTGACACCCCTGCTTTTGAACAGGCACAACTGACTGGCATATTGTCAGCGATTGAACCAGAGGACCACCACCTCCTCAATGGAGCTGCGCAGGAATACGCATGGGACTACGCGGGCACAGTGGAGACACTTGCTGAACTAGTAGGCGAAGAGAAGCTGCTGTTCAAGCTACAGCAACTGCTTCCAGAGGAAACGCACGACACCCTTCGTCAACTACTTGATGCTAACCATGAAGCTCAAGAAGCTATTGAAGCACACGATCACCCTAATACGTTCGTAGCCTTCACTGATTACCTCACACAATAAACCCAACCACAAAGGAAACACAATGACAAGTAAGCTTGAAGAACTAAAGGCTGCTGCTGCTCGTAGGGCTGATAGTGTTCGCGCTGTGAAGCTTGATGAGATGTCGCCTGAGGACGCCAGCGAAATTCTGGTGGCCTTGGACGATGATGGTCATTGCGGGGAGTGCTACTTCAATGATGCTGCTGATGCTGAACTAAGACGTTTACAAGGAGACAAATAATGACACAGATCACTGCAACACTGATCGACAGCATGGGTTCCTGCTTGTCAGTAGTCAACGCAGCACGAGTTAGCTTTGGTAAGACCTCAGAGATGGACATGAGTGACCCTTGGGGACCACCTAAACTCAAAGAGAAAGATGCCAAGCTGATCCGCTACCTAGCCAAGCACAAGCACATCAGCCCCTTTGGTCATGCCTTTGCATCCTTCCACGTCAAGGCTCCGATCTTCGTAGCACGTCAGTTGGTCAAGCATAAGTTCCTGCGATGGAATGAGATCAGTCGTCGGTATGTTGATGACGAACCTGAGTTCTATACACCTATAGTATGGCGTAAGGCTGCTGCTGACAAGAAGCAGGGTAGTTCTGATGAGGAAGTTAACGTAGCCTACTATGATCGTGACGATGGGTATAACGACTGGCCTACTGATGCGAACAGTGTATCTCTTGAGGCTTACCAAGAAATGATCAAGCTAGGAGTAGCACCTGAGCAAGCCCGTATGGTCCTTCCTCAGTCTACTATGACAGAGTTTTATTGGAGTGGTTCGTTAGATGCTTTCGCAAGTATGTGTGTCTTGCGTCTTAAAGACGATACACAGTACGAAACACGGTTGGTGGCACAGCAGATCGACGAAGTTATGTCTGGTCTGTTCCCTATAAGTTGGAAAGCTCTTGTTCATGACGAAGTGTAACAAGGATGAAAGGTGAACAAAATGTCTGATGTATTAAAAACTATAGATGATAAGGTTGATCCAGATGAGTGATGACCCCGTATCGACACACGGTAAGTGTCCCGACTGCGGCGGTAACGGTGGCCTATCAACGTGGGCTAACGGTGCCACCTTCTGCCACACCTGTGAGAAACGTACAGGTGGAACGAAACATAAAGAGGAGTTTAACTACGTGACAGCAACTGACCTAGTACTAACCGACCACCCTATGCGAGGACTCGACAGCGATGTTGAGAAGTTCTATGGTGTGAAGACGGGGGTGAATGCTAAGGGTACACCAGTGACCCGTGTGTATCCCTACCCCCACCGACCTAAGACACGTGTTCTACCTAAGGACTTCAGTAAGAACTATGGGTTTACTGCTGACCACCTGTTTGGTATGGACAAGTTCAATGCTGGTAGCTCTAAGGCCCTGACCATTACAGAGGGTGAAGAAGATGCTATGGCTGCGTACCAGATGCTTGGTAAGAAGTGGCCTGTTGTGTCGTTACCTAGTGCATCGTCTCTTAAGACAGTGTTACAGAACAAGGAGGCATACAACTACATCAAAGCTTTCTCAACTATTGTCATTGCCACAGACAACGATGACTCAGGTGAACGTACTGCCGAGCTACTCAAGCGGGCATTCCCTGGTAAGTGTTACCGTGTGCAGATGACTAAGCACAAGGATGCTAGTGACTACCTTACCCATAAGGATGCATCGGACTTCCTCTATGCTTGGATCAACCGTCAGAAGTATGTACCTGACAACGTGTTCAACCGTAGTGATCAGTTCGAAGCTATCATCAAGGATGACAAGGGGTCTATGTATATCCCCACTGGTATCGCTGACCTTGATGCACGTATCCTTGGCCTGATGCAGGGTCACTTCACTGTACTCACAGCACCGGAGGGTATTGGTAAGACAGAGCTTATGCGTTACTTCGAGGCTAACCTTATCACTAACCACCCCACTGTATCGTTTGCATCCATGCACTCAGAGGAGAGTAAGAAGCGTAGCCTATTGGGTCTTGCTTCCTATGTCCTCAAGAAGGATGTGACACTACAGGATACCGAGACTGTTATCAATGACGATGGTGAGGAAGAGATTGTATACCTACCGTCCTACAAGGGTACACCCGAAGAGGATGTAATCGCTGCAATCAAATCCTTTACTGACCGTGAGAACTTCTACCAGTTCACACTTAGTATTGATGATGACCCTATGTCTATCCTCGAACAGATCAGATACTTCGCTGAGGTATGTGGTTGCAAGTATGTGTTCTTCGAACCTATCCAAGACTTAGGGTATGCCCGACAGAACGATGCATCACTTGAGCAGTTCCTATCAGAGCTTGTCACTAAGCTTGCACTGTTAGCCACTGAGCTAGGTATCGGTATCGTATCTATTGCACATGAGAATGACGATGGGCAGATTAGGGATTGCCGGATGATTGGTAAACGTGCTAGTGTTGTGCTTAAGCTTTCCCGTGACAAACATGCGGAGAGTGACGACGAGAAGAACACTACTAAGATCATCGTCGAGAAGAACAGACCAGTAGGACCAACAGGTTTCGGCGGTATGCTTGGGTTCGAACCTGAGACATTCACACTGGCAGAAAAGGAGTACTAATGAAGACGGTCGTTGCTGACATTGAAACAGAAAGCCTAACACCTGAGAAAATCTGGTGCCTTGTGGCTAAGGAAGAAGGAGCTAAGAGCTATAAGATATGGAATAAGTTCTCTGGTTACGGTTCATTCCCTACCTACGCTAAAGGTGTAGACCGATGGGTGTTCCATAACGGTCTCAGCTTTGATGCACCAGTTATCAATCGTTTGATTGGTGATGTCATTCCTATCGAGAAGGTTGTTGATACCTTTGTTGTCTCACGTCTAGTCAACTACAGCAACTACAGTGGTCACGGTCTGGATGAGATTGGTATCTCACTTGGTCAACCTAAGACAGTGTTCAACGACTTCTCTAAGTTCTCTATGGAGATGCAGAACTACTGTAAGGATGACGTTGACCTAGGCACCAAGGTGTACCTCAAGTACAAGCCGTACATTGATGACCCTGCTTGGGCTAAGTCCATGTGGATCGAGCACCAGACAGCACAACTGTGTAAGGAGATGCATGACAACGGGTTCAAGTTCGACCTTGACCTAGCCATGAAAGTCCTACCACAAATCAAGGAGCGACTCTATGAACTAGAAGCTAACATGAAAGACGCATGGCCTGACGAGTTGGTCGAGTACAAGCGTCTCAAGTATCGTACTAAGGAAGACGGTACTATTTATGCCACTGTCACTAACGCTATGGATGACAACCCCAAGACTACTATCGACTACAGTGACCCACTTAACCCTGAGCTTGTATGCTACCAGTGGTCTGCTTTCAACCCTGGTTCAACCAAGGATAGGGTGGAGAAACTATGGGGTGCAGGGTGGTCACCAACAGAGAAGTCTAATGGACACTACAAGTTCTCTATCAAGGCAGAGGTAGGGGAAAAGTGGCCTCTCAACGGTAAGACAGTACTTACCCAAGAGACATACGACGAGAAGAAGAAACACTTCGAGTTCTATGGTTGGACAGTATCAGATGAGAACCTTGCCACACTGCCTGTGGATGCCCCTCAGGGCGCAAGAGACCTAGCTGAGTGGTTGTGCCTTAACGGTAGACTCAAGGCACTGGAGGAGCGTATCCGTTGCTGTGACAGTGATGGTCGTATCCGTACTAACTTCTGGCATATCGGTGCATGGACACACCGTATGGCTCACTCTAACCCTAACCTAGCTAACATCTCCTCTCCATTCCACGGTGATGTTGTTACTCCTGTTGATGCTGTCAAGGATAAGTATGACGCAGACTTCAGGCGTATGTTCAAGGTTGAAGACGGTCACTACCTAGTGGGTACCGATGCTGAGAGTATCCAGCTTCGTGTCCTTGCTCACTATCTTAAGAACGATGAGTACGTTGAGGCTATTGTCAATGGTAAGAAGGAGGATGAGTCAGACATTCACAACGTAAACAAACGAGCCTTGATACTACCACACCTAACACGTGACCATGCTAAGACTTTCATCTACGCTTGGTTGCTTGGTGCTGGTACTGCTAAGGTTGCACGTATTCTAGGTTGCTCTATGAAGCAGGCTAAGCAGGCTGTCGATGCTTTCGTTAAGAACACCAAAGGTCTAGGTGAACTTAAGCGTGGCCTCATCAAGCGTGATGCTGCACGTGGTTACTTCGAGGGTCTTGATGGTCGTAAGGTTATCAACAACTCAGAGTATCTCATGCTTGCTGGTTACCTGCAGAATGGTGAGGCGGTGCTGATGAAGTACTCTGCTATCCTGTGGAACCAATGGGCTAAGGAAGAAGGAGTAGGCTACAAGATGGTTAACTTTGTCCACGATGAGTGGCAGACAGAAGCCTTCACACATGCTGATGCAGTACGTATCGGTGAGTTACAGTGTAAGGCACTAGAGCAAGCTGGCATAGACCTAGGTGTACGTTGCCCTATGTCAGGAGAAACAAAGAT